GAAAACGAGGTCATCAATTTAACTGGATTCCAGGTAGCATCTGGAATCGGAGCTGTGACAACAACCGCAGCTGCAAACGTAACCCCAACGGGAGTGTCATTCACGGCCTCGACCGGATCTATTTTGGTGTTTGGCCAGATAGACACCGATCAGTCGCCTGGCTACTCTGCCGTTGCAACAACTCAAACTCCGTCTTATACTGAGATTGATGCTGGACGCGATGCAGCATAACGAATTAGAATTTTTAAAAGAGGACCAATGAAATGGCAACTTATGTAAATGATTTAAGATTAAAAGAGATAGGTACTGGAGAATCCAGTGGAACCTGGGGAACTGAGACTAACGTAAATTTGGAGCTCATCGGGGAGGCTTTAGGTTTTGGCACAGAAGGCATTACCACTAACGCCGACACTCATACCACAACTATAGCCGATGGATCCACAGATCCAGGCAGGGCCATGTATCTCAAATACACAGGCACACTTGATTCTGCTTGTACTATCACCATAGCACCTAACACCATAAGCAGGATGCAGTTTATCGAAAACGGCACCAGCGGATCCCAAAACATAATTATTTCACAAGGCACTGGGGCCAACATTACCATTCCAGCGGGAGACACAAAAGCAATTTACTTGGATGGAGCTGGTTCTGGAGCAGCAGTTGTTGACGCTTATGCCAGCCTTAATGTAGTGGATCTAAAAGTACAAGATGATCTTACAGTTACAGATGATACTACTATAGGTGGAACATTAGGTGTTACTGGAGTTTTAACAGCCACTTCACTAGACATTTCTGGTGATATAGATGTTGATGGAACATCTAACTTAGATATTGTAGATATTGACGGAGCGGTTGATATGGCAACTACTCTACAAGTTGATGGCGTAGCTACTTTTACCAGTAGAGATATTCATAATGGTGGTATTACGATTGCCAATGCAGGACAAATTGGCTCAGTCGGAGATACAGATGCAATTGCAATCGCAAGTGATGGTGTAGTAACACTGACACAAAAATTAATTGGTACTGAATTAGATATTTCTGGAGATGTAGATGTAGACGGTACCTTAGAAACAGATGCTTTATCTATTGCAAGTACCACCGTTACCTCAACAGCAGCAGAATTAAATTTTAGTGATGGAGTAACTTCCAACATACAAACTCAGCTTGATACAAAAGCAACAACCGGTAAAGCTATTGCTATGGCTTTGGTCTTTGGTTAAACTTAGGAGAATATTATGGCAAATCCAAATCTAGTAAATGTAACTTCCATATTCGGTAATAGTATATGTGGAGCTTTAGATACTACAGTAACAACTGATTTATTAACCTGTGCAAGTAACAAGTTAATCAAAGTTAATAGCGTAATTATAGCTAATATTGACGGCACTAATTCTGCTACTGTAACAATGGGAGTTATCAAAAGTGGTGGTTCAGTAGTTTTATTTGCATCAACGATTGCTGTTCCAGCAGATGCAACCCTTGTCTTAATAGATAAAAACTCAAGTATTTATCTTGAAGAAGGAGACATCTTAGAAGGTGGTGCAAGTGCTAACTCAGACTTAACTTACACCATTAGTTACGAAGAACTTGATGACGCTTAAGGAGGTATTTAACAATGGCTCACTTTGCAGAACTTAATTCAAGCAACGAAGTATTACGAGTAATAGTAATATCAAACACGGATGTAGATGCCAACGGTGGCGATCAACACACAGACGCAGAAACATTTGTAGCATCTATCGTTCCACACGCAACAGGCGGTACAGCTTGGAAACAAACCTCATACAACAATAACTTTAGAAAACAATACGCAGGCATAGGATGTACTTATGATGCTAGTAAAAACAAATTTATATCACCAAAACCATATACATCTTGGTCTTTAGATAGCAATGATGACTGGCAAGCACCTGTAACTTATCCTACTGTAACTGAAATTAGCTCGAATCCTGTTTTAATATTTTGGGATGAAGATAATCAAAAATGGTTAGGTAAAACCTATACAGGTGATGGTGGCGAAACTATAACCAACTACGAATGGGATGCTACTAATACTGAGTGGAATGAGGTCTAAGTATGGCTGACCTTAATGGTGGTATTATCGGTGTAGAAAATACTATTACAACTCAAGACGAACAAATAACTACTTTTAATTCAAGCGGAACATTTACTGCTCAACCTTTATCATCTACAGCACAAGTATTAGTTGTTGCAGGTGGTGGTGCAGGTGGCGGAGAACTTGGCGGAGGTGGAGGAGCAGGTGGCTTTAGAGATATTGCATCGCATCCTATACCTGGTAGCGGAGTTCCAGTAACCATAGGAGCAGGAGGAAGTGGTGCACCAGATGTTAATGGAGCACCTGGTAGCAACTCAGTTTTTGGTGCAGCCTCGCCTTTAACCTCTAATGGCGGAGGAGGTGGTGGTGCTGTATCTGGATCCCCTTCCGCAGACGCCGCAGAAACAGGTGGATCTGGTGGCGGAGCAGGAGTAATAGCTCCATCTAGTGGTGGGGCCGCAGGTAACACACCTCCCGTTTCACCCTCACAAGGCAATGATGGTGGAGGTGGAACTGGATCAGCTTACGGAGTTGGTGGCGGAGGCGGAGGAGCATCTGCCGTAGGGGTAGATGGTTCAAATGCACCACCCAAACCAGCAACAGCAGGGGATGGAGGAGCAGGATCACCTTCTACCGCATCTGGCTCAGATGTAACTTATGCTGGAGGCGGAGGCGGAGGAACACATAATGCTGATGGAACAATACCTGGTGGCGATGGAGGAGCAGGTGGAGGAGCACAAGGTTTTGGTAATGGAACAGCAGGAGGAAACACTCCAACAGGTAATGCAGCAGGTACAGGTGCAGCAGGAACTGCAAACACAGGCGGTGGTGGAGGCGGAGGCGGAAACTCTGCATCTTCGGCTGGTGGGTCTGGTGGTTCGGGTGTCGTTATTGTTAAAGAGCCAGCAATCGGTATAGCATCGGGTATGTGGAGCATGGATGCAGTTTACGAAAATGTAAAAGCAGGAACATGGGTGTAATATGCCAAAATTAATCGGAGCAGCACAATCGGTTTCAAGCCAAGCACAACAAATAACTACTTTTAACTCAAGTGGAACTTTAACCACACAACCCTTAACTTCTGAAATAGAATTTTTAGTAGTCGCAGGAGGTGGTTCTGGCGGTCGAGTGGGAAATGGCGGTGGAGGAGGAGGTGGAGCTGGTGGCTTAAGAACAGGCACAGGCAATCCAGTTTCGGGTAATTCACCCTACCCAATAACAGTAGGTGGTGGTGGTGCAGGAGTAACTGCTGCTGGTAATGGCAACGCAGGTAGCAATTCAGTGTTAGGTACACCAACTCCTATTACATCTGCTGGTGGCGGTTTCGGTGGACAAAACAATTCTCCATCCACACCAGGCACAGGAAATACAGGCGGTGATGGTGGTTCGGGCGGAGGCGGTGGAGCTTCTAACAGCAGAGACAACAAAGGTTCGGGCAACACACCCCCAGTTTCTCCATCTCAAGGTAATGATGGTGGTAAAGGTTTGGGTGATTTTACAAATTTTGGGGTTGGTGGCGGAGGCGGTGGTGCTGGTGCTGTAGGAACAGGAGTTACTCCATCTCCCAGCACTATTTCGGGCGGAGGAGGAGGCAATGGCTCTCCTTCAACCATAAGTGGTTCAGATGTAACCTACGCTGGAGGAGGCGGAGGAGCAGGATATTATTTTGCACCTAATGCACCTCAACACGCATCGGGAGATGGTGGCACAGGAGGCGGTGGTGATGGCGGAGCAGATTTCAGCGTAAATAATTCTGGACAGGCAGGAACAACAAATACTGGTGGCGGTGGTGGTGGAGCTGGTGGACCAACTAGCGGAGCAGGTGGTTCGGGAGTCGTTATCGTAAAAGAGGCTGCTATAGCTATTGCGTCAAGTTGTTGGGATTTAAGACAAGTTTATAGACAAATAAAAGCCGATAATTGGGTATAGATAAATAATTATTCAAATGTGTAGTGACTTGTGAATTTAAAATATTATTATTGGTTTTTTCAATCAGCAATTCCAGAAAGAATTTGTGATGACATAGTTCGTTATGGCAAAGAGCAAAACAAACAAATGGCTCTTACAGGCAACGCTAATAAAGATAAACTCACCAAGTTAGAACTAAAAAACATTCAAAAAAAACGCAAATCTGATGTTGTGTGGATGAATGACCGATGGATATACAAAGAAATACAACCTTACATATATCAAGCAAACGCAAATGCAGGCTGGAATTTTGAGTGGGATTGGTCAGAGTCTTGTCAATTTACTGAGTATAAAAAAGGTCAGTTTTACGATTGGCATTGCGACTCATACGAAGAACCTTACAATAATCCCGAAAATGAAAATGTGCATGGTAAGTTAAGAAAACTTAGCATGACTGTATCACTAACTGACTCTAAAGAATACGAAGGTGGAGATTTAGAGTTTGATTTTAGAAACACAGACGAAGGCTCTCAACCTAGAATATGTGAAGAAATTAGAAAGAAAGGTAGCGTGATTATCTTTCCATCTTTTGTTTGGCACAGAGTCAAACCCGTAACCAAAGGAATACGACACTCTTTAGTATGTTGGAATTTAGGATACCCATTTAAATGAGTTTTAAAAAAGACAAATATCAAGTTATTAAAAGTGCTATATCAACAGAGTTAGCAGATTTTTGTTATCAATACTTTTTAAACAAAAGAGCAGTTGCAAGACATTTGTTTGATGAAAAATATATTTCGCAATTTACTAACTACTTTGGTGTTTGGAATGACCAACAAATACCCGAAACATATTCTCATTACGCAGACATCGTTATGGAAACTTTATTGCAAAAAGTAAAACCAATCATGGAAAAAGAATCTAAAGTAAAGCTGTCTGAAACTTATTCCTATGCAAGAATATACAAAAAAGGTGATGAGCTAAAAAGACACAAAGACAGATATTCTTGTGAAATATCAACCACAATGCACTTAGGCGGCGATGAGTGGCCCATATATTTAGAGCCATCTGGAAAAGAAGGCCTAGATGGTGTTGAGGTAAATTTAAAGCCAGGCGATATGTTGATGTATCGTGGTTGCGATTTAGAGCATTGGAGAGAACCATTTAAAGGCCAGGACTGTGGGCAAGTGTTTTTACACTATAATGATGCTAGTGGCAAAGATGCAGAAAAAAACAAATTCGATGGTAGGCCTATGATTGGATTACCAAGTTATTTTAAAAAATGATAGACTTTCTTATATTAGCAGCATTAATATTTGCAGTAGCAAGTCTTGGTGTTTTATTCATGGGAGATGGTGACGATCACCCTTTATAGGAGAAGATTATGTTAGATTTAACATTACAAATAATCCAGCTGGCCCCATGGGTCATATCGGGAGCATCGTTAATAGCCGCTCTCACCCCAACCCCTGCCGATGATAAAATTTTAGGTAAAATTTATCGGCTCGTAGATTGGTGTGCAATTAATATTGGCAAGGCCAAGGAGAAGTAAAAATGAGTTTATGGACTAGGGTAGTGGATTTTTTCACCGGAACAGAAGAGAAAAAAGTAAGAGCTAGAACCAAAAAAGGTCAATATGTGGCAGATGATAAATCAACGCCAGATGTAGATGAGGCTTACACAACAATTAGAGTGGCAAAAAA